CCTTCATTCGGTCTTCGGCGGACAGCGCGGCGAACTGCGCGCGGGTGAGGGTTTTTCCGGCGGGCGCAACAGGCCCTCGGCGGCCCGACTGCATCCCGGCCAGCGCCGCGACCGGTTTGGCCTTGGCGCAAAAATCCTTGAGCGCGGCCAGATCGGTCTTGCCCAGCGCCAGCGCCCAGTCCTTCAGGTCGGGGTTGAGCCGCCCGTCGGCCAGCGCGGCGCCAACGATGCCGTCCACGTCGCGCGCCAGCAGGTCGGCGGAGAGGGCTGCCAGTTGTTCCTGCAACTTGCTCACCGCTTCCACCGGCACATATTTGGCCGGGTCCGGCGCGGCGGCCTTGAGCGCGGCGATTTCGCCCTTGAGCGCGTCGCGCTCGGCTTTCAGCGCGGCCAGCGCGGTCAGCGCCTCGGCCTCGGTGGCGGTATCAGCCACGGCCAGCGCGGCCAACAGGGGTTTCGGCATCATCGGGGTGTCCTCCTCGGGGGAAAAAAGTTTCCTGGCGGCCAGCGCCGCCAGATCGGCCAGGCCATCCAGCCCCGCCTGGTTCACCAACCCCACGCTCACCAGTTCGAGCACGCGGCCGCTGGCCGGGTCGTAACTGAATAGCGGGGAGAGGTAACGGTATTCGCGCTCGGCGATCATGGCCGCCGCGCGCGGCGTCCATTCCGGCGTCATGTACAGCCCGCCGGGTTCGGCCGGGCCGGGCTCGCGCCACTCCAGCGCCGAAATCCAGCCCGCCGCCGGCGCGGGAGCCACTTCTCTGGCGCGCAGGGACTGGTGCTCGTAATCGATCAGCTTCTTGTCGCTGCGGGTTTTGGCGCGGGCGATCAGCGCCGCCGCCGCCTCGCCGTCCAGCAGCCAGCCCTCGGCGGGCGTGGCCGGGCGGCCCGAGCCGTCGGCCGCGCGAAAGCGCCCGGACGGCAGCACCCGCACCGGTTTGGCGGCGTCGGCAAGCTCGAAGGACAGCGCGGCGTAGTGCATGATCGACACTATGCCAGCGCGCACGCCGGGCATGACGCTGAAGCGGTTCAGCAGGGTTCGGGGGGCGGGGTTCGGGAGGCGGGGTTCAGGGTGAAACCCGCAAACCCGACTCCTGGTCTGCAACCGGAATCCCCGCAACCCGCGTCAAAATCGCCTGTATTGCGTCAAATTTTTCTGGATGACCTTGGGTAGCCACCCGATGGTTTGCACGCAACCTGCGGCTTCTAGGGCCCTTCCAGATGACTTTGCAGGATTTCCAGGATCGTTGCCTGCGTGCCGGGCTGTATCTGCCCCGTGTCGCTCACCGGCAGAAATGGGCGCGGCGGGATATTCCGCCGGGGTGCGCCGAACTGGTGGATCGCGCCCAGGCTATAGCGGCCGCCGGGGGTGCTCTGGTTGGTGCCCACCTCGGCAGAGGTTTTGTCGTAAGCCGACACGATCGACCGCGCCAGCGCGCCGCCGCGCTGCAAAATCGGCGACGTGCCGCCATAGCCCTGGCGCCGACGTTCCCGCGCCGTGGCCGGTTTCAGCGCCGGCCAGCCGCCGCCGGGGCCGCGCTCGTGCTGGAAATTGCCCTCGGTTTCCGATTCCAGCGCCTGCGCGATGTCGCGCATCGCCGGTCTGAGGTCCGCCGCGCGGCGTTGCAGTTGCGCCAGCGCGCTCAGCACCTCGCGGTCATCGACCTCGATTTTCAGCATGATCTTGCCTTTGTGCTAGGATGATCCCAGGGCGATGATCCTCCCTGGGGGAGGCATGGATGGCCGGTTCGAACCCGTGCATCGCCCGCTTCAGATTTTTTTCCATATCACGTTCCGTATCTTTGCCGCCGCGGCGCCGTCGTGGAACGCGCTGACTACGCGCCCCTCGCCGTCCACCACAACGGCAACAGGTGGCGCGTCCGGTGTATCCTCCGGGGCCGCAATCAGCGCCACCAGGTTATTGTTCCGTGTGTCGGCGTACCAGTTGGCCGCGCGCAGCGCACCGGGCAGCGCCAGCCATTCATCGCGGGTCAGCGCATCGCCTTCATCCGCATGGCGACGGGCTTTTTTTCCGGCCAGCAGCCGGTCCTGCATGAATACGACCGCCGCGGTGTCGCTCGCAAGCCGGCGCGGCAGCAGTCCCAGCGTCATCGTTTGCCGCTGCGGCACACCGTTGCGCAATGCGGTATCCACGAATCCGCGCCAGGCGGCGATGCGTGGCGGGGCGGTCAGCGTATCAGCCAGGAGGCCCCATGCCACCTCGTCACCCAGTGCCCGCCGGGCGCTTTTCAGCAGGCGCTCGTCCATCGGGTGCCCTGCTGACGGGCTGCCATTGAATCCGGCATCCGTCCACGAAATCACCGGCTTGCCCAGGGCGTCTTTCACCTTCACCCCGGTCTGCGTCGCCCTGAACGCCTCGCCGGTGACCTTGTCCGCACCGAACCTGACCTCGCGGCTGACGGTTTCGGCGGGCTCCGACACCGCCAGCCCCTCGCGCTCGATCTGCCCGGCGGTCAGGGCGCGGGCGCGGCAGCGGCAGTTGTAGCCCCGCGGCGGGTAGATCGTGTCCCAGACCGGGTCGTCCTTGCGCCAGATTTTGCCGTGCAGCAGGCTGTGGCTGGGGCGGGTCTTGCCGTCCATCACCGCCAGATACTGCAGGTAGGGGAAGGCGTCGGCCTCCATCTGCCGCTTGTAGCGCCCGGCCATGTAGGCCGACTGCACATTGGTCTGGTAGATGGTCTTGAGCCGACGCACCGAGCCCAGTTGCACCAGCTCGGCGTCGAGCGTATCGGGGTCTACCGCCACCTGTTTGCCCCACCAGCCCTTGGCGCGCAGGGTGGGGATCAGGTTGCGCTTGAAGTCATCGAGCGTGCCGCCGGCCTCGAGATTGTCCACCAGCGCCCCGCGAATGTCGGCTAGGATATCCAGCTTGCCCGCCTTGGCCACGGTGAACGTGCGGGCGTGGGCGTCGTCCTGCATTTCCTGGAAATTCCAGGTCAGCCCCAGCCCCTTGGACTTGAGAAAGGCGATGGCGTCGGCGGGTGGGCGCCCGAACAGCGCCCGCAGGATGGCGGGATCAGGCATGGGCGCGCTCAGCCATCGAGCTCTTCTTCCGCCGACAGCCGACCCCACACCATCGCGGCAAAGATCAGCCGCTCCAGGCGCTGTTCCAGCGCCGCCGAATCCATCTCCGGGTAGGCCTCGGCCAGCTCGCCGAGCAGCGCCTCGGGGCTTTTGGCCGTGCGGATGCGCGCCAGCAGCGGCAGGATCATCTGCCGCGCCTGCGCCGTCATTTCGCCGTCGGCGAGCCCCGCCATGGCATCGTCCAGCGCCTGCTGGTCGGGGAAGGCCAGGTCACCGCGGGCGGCCAGCGCGGCCAGCGCTGCCGCCCCCTGGTCGGGCGGCGCCACGGGGCTTCCCGATCCCCGATCCCCGGCCACCGATCCTTGCGCGCCAAACACCGGCTCGCCGTCCGTGGCCTCGGGGATGCGCAATTTCTCGTGCACCCAGGCCACCGGGATTTGCGCCCCGCCCGCCGCCAGCGCGGGCAGGGCCTGGGCAAACAGCGCCAGGTCCTCGGCCTCGCCCAGATCGAATTCGAAGCGCGGGCAGCGGCGCAAGGATTCCACCCCGCCCCGGTTGAGCGCCAAGAGCGGGTAGACCAGATCGCGGGTGAGGGTGGCGGCGAGGCTGCGCGCGTCGGCGATCAGGATGTCGCGCCGCACCTCGGCCTGGAAATCCGCCACGCCCGAGCCCAGCCCGGTGTTCCTGGCCTCGGCGGAGAGCACCTGGCCCAGGATCAGCTTGCTCTGGCTACGGTCGGCCCACTCCACCATGGCGAGGTGGTGGCCGCCCGCGCCGTCCGCCGTCACTTTCTGGATCTCCAGCGCCATGCCGTCCGGCATGATGGCGCGTGCGTCGCGCCCCAGCGCGGACACGGCGCTCATTAGGCTGGCCTTCTCCGCCTCGTCCGCGCCCGGCATGTACTTGCCGACGATGATCGGCAGGCCGTAGATCTCCAGAAACTCGGCAAAGTCGCCGATGGAGAAAGAGCGGAAACCGTGGTCTGGCCCCGATTATTCCGATTATTCCCGATTATTCCGCGCACGCAGAATGTGCGGGAACCCCGCGTGTCATGCGGGAAGCACAAATGAGAACGCCCAACTGAGAACAGTTGGGCGCTGAATTTTGGTGGCCAGGGGCGGAATCGAACCGTCGACACGCGGATTTTCAGGACTTGGC